ACTTACTGTACTTCTCCCTGACCTCTGTCCTGTGCTTCATACCGTACTGGTTACATCCTTTGCACTGAGGATGAATGTTCTCTTCCAGGATCTTCGTGGCTTGTCTGCCACGTTCTATCCAGTGTCCGCCCTGCATATCCTTCCAGTGGAACCATTTATTACAGGATACGCACTCAATGAATCCTCGTTTATCCGCAGCAATAGCAGCCTTTAGCCTGACGTGCTTCTGTAAAGCTGTGGCTATCTCGTCAATCAATCTCTTCATTGATTTGATTTTCATGGTATAAGGTCTGCTTTTTTCTTCATTTTCCTATCTTCAGCCTCGCTTCTGCAAAATCTAGAATCAGATTCGTTTCTACTTTCTTCGATTGGTCGCCGTAGCTTTCTGTGTGCTTTCTGTAATCTTCAATGCTCATGTATTGGCATCCGGCACGAATCAGCCATTTGCCTTCGTCTTCAACAAGGAAGAACTGGTATCCATCTGTACGCTGGGTTAGATAGTATTGGCCCGTGGCATAGCGCAGGTCGGCATAGCGCAGGTTGGCAAAGGTCAGGTCGGCAGAGCGCAGGTCAGCAGAACTCAGGTCGGCAGAACTCAGGTTGGCAGCGTTCAGGTTTGCATGGCTCAGGTTGGCAGAGTTCAGGTTGGCAGAGTTCAAGTTGGCATAGCTCAGGTCAGCAGAACTCAGGTCTGAATGGCTCAGGTCGGCATAGCTAAGATTGGCATGGCTCAGGTCGGCGCGTTCTCCGCCGTCCTCATCGCGCAGCCATTTTGAATGCTTGTCCAGAATGATCTTTAGTTCTTCTGTGCTAATCTCTCTCATGATTTTTTCCTGTTTCTGATTAACCGCCGAGGCTTTCAGGCTCCGGCCCCTTGCACTTGTGGCGAGGGTTTTGTTCTGCGTCACACTTCCCGTAAGTTTTGTTAGGTTGGACTTTTCCCACGAAATTTACTGTGTTGACTTCCATGAGTCCCAACATTAACTGTCTGTCTATATCCTCTGCCGCAGTCAGTAGTGCAACAAGCTCCTGCACCGTTGTACAGTCTTTGGCTAGGCGATCTCGGATGTATTGCAAACATTGTCCTAATCTTGAGAAATATGCTTTTTTGTATTGTGTTTTTTGCCCCCCAGTTTTTCTGTCCTGGCTTATGTAGGGATACTTGACTACCCATCCCTCGCGGTATGGCTCTAAAATAATTCCATTAATGTCCATCACGCCTCTCCATAAGAATGACTCGCCACGTTAATCATCTGACTCATCCTTGTCACCAACCTTCATTACTTTAATCCTCTGACCATCAGCCATGTATCTTTTCTCGTTAAAGACTATTTCTTTTATAGTCCCGACATGGCGGTATTTAACAATATCAGAACTCTTTATATCAGGACATTCCCTTCTTACAAAGCTGGCAAGAAGACTGAACTGGTGGAGTTTCTTATTCCCATCAAGGAAAAACTCTTGGAACTGAACCTTCTTATATGTCTTTTTGTTTAGCATTACCCATCTGTTATGTGCTTCAGAAGTGTCATGTCTAGGGACAACACTACCAAAGTCAATGCCAAAGAAGGTTCTGCCTCCATCAGCTCCTGTCCTGGCTCTAACCTTGTAGTCTGCCATCATCGTTCTCCGACTCCTCAGAAAGGTATTTAACATAAGGCTTAACGAACTCGTGATAGAACTCCACCTGTAAAGCAACAAGCCTGGTGTAGGTTTCCTTTGCTTCTTCTTTACTGATATGTTCGAGACCAATCTCAATCTGGTCTTTAGCAATATGCGTAATCTCTACCAGCTCTTTTGTAATCATACCTTCTCCAGAGGACATATCACTGGGAAGTCATGGATGACGGAGATTTCTTTCGGCTCCCCGTGAGTCTCAATGAATTTCCCGCAATACTTTCTATAAGGATTATGCTCGTCCTTGAGCTGATGAATACACTCATGGCAGCTATTCAGATATGTAATATCGTTTAGTTTTCTCATCACGCCTCCATGTACTTGCTCAGTTCTGCGTATTCTCCTTTGGCCTCAAGTATCAACCCACGTTCAGCCCAGTACATCTGCATCCAATCGAGGAAGAACTTCATCTCTCCCTTGTCCCACTTGGCGGAGCTGGTGACTTCAAATTTTACCTCGTGTGTCTCAGGATGCTCTATGTGCCTGAGAAGATACTTCTGCTTGGTTGATTGATAGCACAACAGCTTCATGTATCTGTTCATGCCTTCAATGTGTTGATCTGCCAGGCTCTTCTCATCCCTTTGATAAGCATGGGAAGCTGCCTTTCTGATCCAGATAGCTTTCAAGGCTTTCTGTGGCAGTGAAGACAAGGTAAAGTCTTCTACCTGCATGGAGTAAGGGGAAAAGGCTACCGAGAGGTAGCCATGCTTTTCCAGTTCTCCTTTAGCTTCTACGAAGATTTCTCTTAACTCTTCGATGTTTCTAGCTGTTCTAGTTTCCGGCATACAGCACTCACCTTTAGTCCAAACGCAGCACACAGGTCTTCAAAGGTCGCACACTCCATATTGGGACGCTTCAACAGCTTGCCATAATTGCTGCAATCCATCTCGGCACGGTGTGCAATCTCTGCTTTCGAGATGCCAGTCTCATCGTGTAACTTTTGAAAAACGCTGCCGTAGTGCATTAGAATGGAATCTCATCGTCAAAGAATTTATCGTTTTTTGGCTCGAACTTTTCCTTTCCAGCAGAATTGGATTGGCCCTTTTCCTTACCGATAGAAAGAGAGAAGAACTTACCGCCCTTGCCTTCTTTAATCCAGGCATTGAGATAATGATCTTTGCCATTGATATTGATGGTTCCGTTGTAGTCGGAGTGAGTTTCCTCCTTCTTATTATTGTTCTTAAACAGAACACCACGGTTTGTATTGTCGTAATTCATGCTTCCTCCTTAAATTTATCAACCAAGTAATTAATACGTTCTACTGCTTTTCTAACATTCTCTTCCAGAGACTCGATAAAGTCTTCGTCACGTTCAACCCTTACGATCAGAGGCTTCATCTGTGGATGATAGGACATGAAGTCCCACCAGGATCTTCCAGTGATCCAGAGACATCCCTGAACCTGCTGAAAGTATTTGCTGGGAAGTTTGCCTTCCCTGAGATATTCGACATGGGTGTGGGGCATGGGGCATTTGATCTCCAAGCCACCATCGTCTTCAACAAGACCATCTGGTGATGCTCCTGCTGTTATCTCATCGTGCATACAGAACCCTACTTGAGTAACAAGATTCAAGGTGATGTCCTGATACTTGTCTCTAGCGTAAGGCTCTAAGTCAGTGCCACGTTGCATGGCATCTGTTATCTGAACGAAGGTACTCTGACCAGTCAGTCTTTCAGCTACTAGGGCGTTTATATAGCCATCAGCCTGAGTAGATGCTTTACCATTCATTATGACTAGCTTAGAGAAGTTGGACGCACTGGGGACTCCAAGACGCGCCTGGAGCCACTCCTCTGTCCCTTGTTGACACTCGATGATTTTCATCGGTTCGAGTACAAAGTAGCTTGATTGAAAGGCTGTTTAAACTTCTTCAACAGGTTTCTACTGGCAGCACGATCAATGGCGTTCTTCACTTGGCCCAGCTTTGACGGTGGAGCTTTGATGAATTCAGCCACCTGTTTTGCGGTGAACTTTTGTTCAGGGTGTCGCATTGCACCCTTGATGACTTTAGTCGCGAAACTTTTGGAATGACCCTTGATGGGACTCTGAACAGCTTCAGGCTCTTGAGTCTCCAAAGACAACAGGACTTCAATCGCAGATAATTTCTTCTGCTCCTTTTCTATCGTTTCTAACGCTTGCTTCTTAATTTGCATCAGGTTCATGGTTTTCCTCCTTTATCCCTCTGCGTTTAAACTCTACGTATATGTGAAGGCCGACTTTCCTTGAAAGCATCAGCCTCTTCTTCTGAGTACACGTCACCGTGCAGTCCAACCAGCTTCAAGATTACCCTGTCCTTTGCTCGCTTCTCAGCCATAGCAAAAGGATAAGAGTTCTTGTTGTTGTATGGGGCAGCTTCACCGATAGACCACTCGGTCTTTTCTCCCATGTGTCCTACCACGATCATCACCGCTTCTTTGTCCATGACATTCGCTGAGATAATCTGTGGCGCGTCAAAGGTAACTCCCTTGTGGGCAGCTACCTTTTCCAGTGCCTTGTGAAGCAGGACAAATGTTCCATGACAATCCCATCCTGCCTGCTCTGGGGTGAGTCCGATCTCTCTCAAGACTTCACCGACTTTCTGTGGGATGTTTGATCTCATGCGCCCATCTCCTGAAGCTCGCTTAAATATTCAGCTCGGCACATCTCTGCGTAGTCTTTGGCGTAAGCCTTCAGCTCCTGATCGATGAACTCTCGGTGCTCATCCATGTGATGTTTCGCAGTTCCGACCATCGCTCCCTTGACGTACTTCGCAAGGGTTTTTGAGTTTTTTATTGTCGGCTGAATTGCAAAGTCTGCCAATAAATCCTCGAACAGCCCAAAATCACCAACCTTGTGCAAGACATCGTACATAAAGTCAACGTCTGCGTTTTTCAAAACCATTGCGATTTCAATGGCTTGCTGGTCAGACAGGACTGGGTATCCCATTCCGTCTGTTTCAATGTCCTGTATGTTTTTGGTAATCCAGATTTCTAGCTTTGTCATAAATTTTCCTCCTTTGGAAATTCTTGGTCATTGTGAACCACCTTTGCGGTGTCTGTCAACCATTTTTCTTCAAGTGGATACCGAAAAGATCTATTTTCTTTTGATGTGAATTGCAGCGAGTGATGGGAATAGAGGCCAATCGTGCCTTCCCATGAGCCATGACGCTGCTTTGCCACGATCAGACGTTGGTCGAAAGACTTTTCAAAATATTCCTGCTGCTTTTCGTCCATCTCGGTCAGCTTCAGAGCTTCACGTTTTTTGTCTGCCCAGCAAATCATCAAATTGTCGGCTAGGTCAACGATTGCACTGTTTCCCTTAACGTCAAATTTGGTTGGGATATATTCCTCTCCCGCGCTATTTGGCTTTCTGACGTGAGAAACCAGGTAGATGTGACAACCTAAGTGCTTTGCCGAATATGCTAGGTTGTTGATGAAATCGGCCTCACCTTCCCTGTTTTCGACACCGATGCCGCACTTGGCAAGAGAGTCGATGAAGATGTGCTGCACTCCCAGTTCGCTGGCGACGTAGTTCACAAAGCCTAAAATCTTCTCCGTCTTGACAGAATCAAGCTGGTCATAAATCAGGACATGAGAGTCGGCAAAGTCAGTGAATCGTGAGATCCACTCCCTCGATGGTCTGCCGCTGGAGATCCCGCTTGACTGGAGGCACATTCTCCAAAGCGTCTCAACAGGCTTCATCTCAAGTGACGCAATGGCTATCTTTTGTCCCTGATGGGCCAGTGCAAGGGCCATCTGAGTCGTTATCATGGACTTGCGGTGACCATTCATGCCTCCAATGACCGTGATCTCGGACGGTCTGAGCCGGAACTGACTGAATGTCTTGCCCCACGGCAATGTGCAGCCGGTAAGCTCATCATCACCATCTGCTTTCTTGAGCAAAGGCTCACGCCATGCTCCGGCAGAATGTATTTCCTGAGCCTCAAGCTCTCCAACAATCCTGATGTAGTCTCTGAGGTCAACGCCATGAGGTATCATCATATAATGATCTCTGGCACGTAAACGTCATCAGACTGTGTTGGTTTTTGGTTTCTTTTCCATGTCCGCAAACAGGCTTTCCAATCTTTGATGGGCTGATTGTTTATCTTCCAATCCCTTATTGTGTAGTAGTCAATAAAATGCTCAGCATCAACTACAAAGCTAATTTCCTCTGCGTATTGTTTGACCTCACTCACGGTTGGTTTTTTTAACTGGTTCTTAGTTCTTAGTTCTTTGTTCTTGGTTATTGGTTCTTGGTTAGCTTTCGATCCGGTTTCTTCTGGGTTAGCTGCAGAAACCGACTGGGTTTCTATGCCGCTATTTTGCTTGGGTCTGCCTCCTCTCTTGCCGTTTGTCCTAGCTCTGTCGGCCTTTTTGCGGTACTCGGAAATCTCAAAGTCGGCACGATGATTGTGATAACCGTCATCTTCAAGGGTGAAGTATTCGGACAGAATCGCCTTCACGATGCCTTCTACATCGTTTAAACGCATTCTGCGAATCACTGGTGACATTTCTTTTGGCAACGGGAGTTCGGTGTCGTAATAGTAATTCAGCAGCCTAAAGTACACTGCCTCCTCTTCGAGCGACAGGTGTGATGTGTGCAGCGCCCACGTTGGAATGTTGAATGCGAAATAATGCATAGCAGCCTCTCATGTCAGTCCTCTCTGGTGATATGCGGCGCGGGAGAGGGTTCCGTTTTCATCCTGGGAGCTACCCAGAACTAGCCGCGCTTAGATTATACACAACAACCACTTGTGGTGATATTTTTATTAGCAGGGGTTCAATACTTGCCCAGCCTAGCCTTCAAGACTACCGATTTGTCCGCCTCCGTCAGCTTCACGCCTGATTTTAGGCTTGCTTCCGCGATCTCCAGAATAGAATCGCGTAGATACTGCTTCTCGTTCCGGCGCATCACCTGATAGTTCCCGTCATCATCTGGATAAAGGGTCTCCCAGGACAGGCCGAGAGCATTCAGGACATCAATCCCGCCACATCCCGCAAAGCAGTGTATCAGGATTCGGTCACCCTTGAGTGTTACTCTAAGGCTTGGCGAATTGTCCGAATGTGCTGGACATCGCGACATCCAGCTCACCTTGCTGGTCTGCCGCACTCCGTCCAATCGTGATAATAGCTCGTCAATTTTGCTCATAACCCCCCCTTTGACGGTCGCCAACCCCCCATTAGAAGTCCGGCCACCCGTTGCCTGATTCTGCGATTCGGTTCCTCGCCTCATCATCTGTCAGGATTTCAGCCCCATCTTTCTGAATCCTGGCCTTTTCTTCCGGCCCTCCCCATAACACTTCACACCAGCGCCCGCTGGCTCCCTGTGATAAATAGGCTATCCCATCAACCCCTCCAGGATATTCCCCGCCTGTCATATCGCACTGTGTCACTTGCTTGTGGATTATCATAATTACTCCATGACCGCCTGGGCCGCGATTCTGTGGCCTTCCCATATAACCTGTGCGCGTCTAATTACCAGCTTTATCAGGCTGGCCCGAGGCTTAAACCCGTATTCGCTGTATATTTCATCTATTACCGAGTCATAGGCTGATCGCCAGGAGCATGAAAGCTCATAATTCGTTGCCGCATATTCTGCCAGGCGTGAAATTTGGTTATTGTTTAAATACATTTTATTTCCCTCATATTAAAAAAAACCCAACGGTCAGCATCCAAAATACCCCGACAAGGCCGACAGCCCCAAGCATAGCCCCTGCAATCTTTAAGACTGATTTCCAAGTGGGTTCGGGCCATGCAGCAGCATTGTATCTGTCGTGCTCCCTAGCGTATCGGTAGTGCCTCAGGTTATCGTGATTCATAGTTTCCCCCATTGATCTGCCATCGCATTGGCAATTCCCAAATATGTTTTACTCCGCTGTCGCCATCTGTCGGCACTCGGCGGCAGCTTGTTTTGTCCGCTATCGGTCTGATTAGACCAGCGGGGCTTCCCGTTGACAATACGAGGCGCTACGCTTTCAGTAGGCACTAATGTCGGCAAACCCTTGAGCCACAAGCAGGTGCGCTTGCTGGCATCATGCCCGAATTGGTATGGCTGAATCGTTTGATCTGGTTTCCTGATCCTACTTGAAATAATGCTTACCGGATTCTCGATGGCAATCTTTTCTACAGGTGCAGTCATCAACCGCCGCACGAATTCCAGAGCATCATCAGTGAGTTTCGGGTCTCTCAATCCGCGCGTAGTCCAATGCATACCACTGACGGATAAGTAAGTGCATGGCGGGTGCGCTATCAGTAGATCGAATTCCGACAGGTCAAGGTCGAATATATCGCCTTGATAGTGCTTCCCGATTGCTTCACTCGGTAGTAGATCGCAGGACATGGCATCGTGTCCTAGTCTGTTAAATGCGTCCCTCACTGTTCCAGATGATTCACACGCAACTAAAACCCTCATACTGTCACCCTTAGACTGTCTTCGCTAACTTCAATGTATAGGGGCCGATTACCATTGACAATCCTGTCAAGCTGGCTGATTGAAAGCGGGATAAATTCCGCAAAGTCATCACCATAAAGTCCCTCATTTTTGAATCCTTGAGCGTAGGCAATATGCTTTGGTTTTCCCTTGCTGTTAGCTGGCATGACATATACACCAGCATCATTCACGAGCCAGATGCCCCGATCATTCGCTGGCCCTCCATACGGTAGCTTCAGGCCATTCTGGAAAGCCGTTTTACAAACTTCGCGTAGCGATTTACTTGTGTTAAATTTGAATTTCATTTTCACCTCCTCAGTGCCTGATTTCATCGTGATTCATGCTGCCACCTCCTGTAATTCGTTCAAGTAATTGCGACACGCCGCGTATAGAGTCCAATATGTTACCGCTGTAGCATGGTCTGAAAGGCTGGTAAAGGTCTCGCCGTTATCCTCTAGCATTGCCTCTCCGTCTATAGTGTTGCACTCAGCGCAGAGTTTGAGGGCTTTGTAGGTGTAGATCCCCCGCTCGTGGCCGTCAATGGTCTGATGGATCAGCTCTTCAATATCTTGGCCCTCATCGGCCTGAGATAGAATCTCGTCCACAATAGCGCGTGCTTCTTGGTTTAACAGATAGTCATTGATTATAAAATCGCTCATTTTCTAGCCCTCTTAAGAATAAATAACGTCCGAATAAAATTCTTTTGCTTCTGGATTGAAACCTATATATGCCGCCGCCTCTGTATAATCGGCGAATTGCATAGGCAACACTGGGGACTTGTGATAACCGTGCTTGTGTACTTCGCACAGATAACCATTATCGAAAACCAGATAAACCCTTACAGTGTCGCCAAAATATCCCTCTGGGCGCGTTGCTGACCCTATGTAGTGCGTTCGTTTCATTATTCACCCCTTGTTTTAATGATTCGCTCGGCGGTGCTTTCTAGGTTATAGGACTGACAGACAAAGCCGCCGCCAAAGTCTTTACCTCTGTAAACCTTGAAGCCGATAGAGTTTGCTAGTTTCTTGGCCTTCTGGTAACTGTCCTCTAGGTCTTTACCCTCTGTCTCAAAGGCGAGCCATGAGATGACATAACGAGGGTTCCCGTTGATGTCGTTATTTACCCTATAAAAGCGATGGCCTAGTGTTTCCTCTGTTCTGTAGTCTAAATGCGCTGCGTTCATTTTATAGCCCTCTGTTTGGTTATCACAGACTCCCTTTCGGGAGTTTCGGCCAGTACCAATGGCCTCATCAGTGTGGATAAGTGCTTTATCTATATTGAACATAAGTAAATCCCCTTGTGTGTGTTGATGTTGCCTATATGCAAGCATTATCCATGCCAATATGGTTATAAACTACTATATCAATGACTTATGGAATTCACTGTATAAGTATAGAGATAGTATTGTGTTACCATTAAACTCAATCCTTGTTACCTGTTACTTATGGTAACGTAACACTATTGTGTGTTGGTTATCGGGTTATATGGGTTAAGTGTGTCTAATGGGTGCAATACAGAGACACACACAACTTAGCGAATCTCGCCACTATTTAGCGTAATTCACCAACTGTTAGCCAATTTGACTAATATGGCATTCTGGCCACAGGATATGGCATTCTGGACATATGGCATTCCGGCCAGCGATACGGCATTCTGGCCAGGATCGAGCGAGCGTTCGGTCGATAAAACCACAAGGGGAGTGTGGAAATAGGGGCGGGGAGGGGGACGGCGCGTTGTAATTATTATAGTAGCCCCCCAATCTTGCAAAAGAGGGATTCAGAAAACTCATTCTAACTATTTGAATTTCCTAAATAAAAAAGAAGGTAATTTTGTGGGTAAAAAATACACACTTTAATGGTATTAATGTACGTTAGTGACTACTAACATAATCTGCAAAGATTAGGTTCCACTAACATAATCTGC